GTCTCACTTTTGCCTCGCTTACTTTTGAACATGACTCTCGAAGATTTCATACTTGAGCACTTCGGCACAAAAGAACTCGCAGCTCGCAGGCTCAAGGTGACACGCTGGACGCTCTACCGGTGGCTCGATCAGCCCGGGAATATCCAGCTCCGCTATTATAAACGTCTCGCAGACATCACGGACACAAATATCGACACCATTATCTCCTATGGTCTCAAAAATAATCAGCCAGCTGATCGGACAGCTCACCGCTGACCAGCTCCGCATCACTCTCATCCGACTCATGCCTCTCATGCAGCGTCAACACCATGAGCAGCTGCGTCGTGAACTGATCGGTCTGCTCCCGGAGTGGGACGATGTGGTCGCCATGCGTGACATGCGAGCCATCGCAGGTAACGTCGACGAGCTGTTCGTTGAAGTGTGCAAGATAGTCGAGGACGTGATGGGTGTGTCTGATGTTCACGTCGTGAAGGGACGCAAGCAAGAGATGGTCATCGCGCGCCAGATCGTGATCTTCTGCATGTGTGAAGAGCTGCACCGCATCGATCGCATGACGTACCGGGAGCTCGCTGACTGTTTCGCTGGTCACGTTCATCACTCGACGATCATATACGCGCGCAAACAGGTCACCAACTACATCCAGTGCGACGCAGGTCTTTTTAAACAGATGACCGTCGTCGGTGAACGACTGGCTGCGATCGGTTTCTCCCGTGTGCTTGACTGTGTGACTACCTTGCGAACTATTAACCGAAATATATAAATACATGAGTGCATATCAGCAAAAACCGAACACGGGGACGTTGTTCAAAAACACAAAAAAAACCAGCCCGAACCAACCAGACATGGACGGCATCTTCATGAACGAGAACGGCGTCCTGCGTCGGATCGCTGCATGGACAAAAGAGGGTAAAAACGGACGCTTCCTGTCGTTCATCATGTCCGACATGGATCAGCCGCGAAATAATGAGAAGCCAGTCCCACCTCCCACAGCTTCCGACGACGGTCTCCCGTTCTGATGCCGAAGATCGACTTCCTCCCCAAGCAGCTCGAATGCTTTCAAGCGCTAACTGTCGACTCTTCTGTCGAGTGGGTTCTTTTTGGAGGCGGTCGAGGCGGTGCGAAGTCCTTCACCGGATCCGTGTGGCAAATTTGGCGACGGTTGAAGTATCCGGGCACGCGCGGACTGATTGGTCGCTCGAAGCTCGACACGCTCAAGAAGACGACGCTCAAGACATTTTTCGAGGTGTGTGGCTTGTACGGTCTGCGCATGGACAAGGATATCTTTTTCAATGCTCAGTCGAACGTCATCACGTTCTCGAACGGGTCCGAGATCCTGCTCAAGGACCTGTTCGCTCATCCGTCCGACCCTGAGTTTCAACAGTTGCAAGGTCTCGAGTTGACGGATGCGTGGATCGACGAGGCCGCGCAGGTGTCAAGGCGGGCCGTTGAGGTCTTGAGCTCTTGCTTCCGCTACCGGATGAAGGACTTCGACCTCAAGCCGAAGATGCTGCTCACCTGCAACCCACACAAGGGCTGGCTGTACCATGAGTTCTATCTTCCTTGGCGTGACGGGACGATGGGCCACAAGCGCGCGTTCATCCAGTCACTCGCCTCAGAGAATCCTCACTTGCCTGCGAGCTATCTCGACACCTTGGAAGATCTTCACGAGATCGACCGCCAACGTCTCAAGTATGGCATATGGGAGTATGACGAGACCGCCGACGGTCTGTTCGGATACGACGATCTCTCGCATGCCTTCCGTGCTGATGAGCTCAAGGGTGAGATGTATCTGACCTGCGACGTCGCTCGACTCGGGAAGGACAGGACGGTCATGGCTGTCTGGCGTGGTCTGCAGTGTCTTGAGATCCACGAGCTCAGGAAACAGAGAGTCGACGAGGTCGTCCGAGCTATCCGAGAGCTGCAGGCTCGTCACCATGTCGAGATCCGGAACGTGATCGCGGACGCGGACGGTGTCGGTGGCGGTCTCTGTGACGTGCTCCGGTGTCGTGAGTTCATGAACGGATCGCGAGCGGTGCACAGTGACAAGTTCGTACACCTGAAGGCGGAGTGCTATTATAAACTCGCCGAACTCATCGAGGCGCGCGGTGTACTTTTGCCCATAACTCATCGGGACACGATCACGCGCGAGCTTGACATGATCCGAAGGAAGCGACCAGAAGCCGACGGGAAGCTGTCGGTCTCATCGAAGGACGAGATCAGTCGCCAGCACGGCGTCTCGCCTGACTACGCCGACGCGATCATGATGCGCATGTATTTCGAACTTCGACCGAACTACGGGAAGTATAGCTACGGATAAAAAAAGGGCCCGAAGGCCCTCTGTAACATGTTACAACCGGTTACAAATTGTAACCACCTGTGACACTCACCACAGGAAGCGGACGCGCGCATATTTGCCGCCCTCCATCTCCGCAATGATTCCACCGCGCTCCTGCAGGAGCTTGAACAGCATGCCATACTCGGTGACGCGGTGCTTGTAGCGTAGATCTTGGAACTGCTCGCTCCTTGTATCAATCCATGTGCGGTCGTACTTGTCACGCAGCTCGTCAATAAAGGCGACACTGTGGACGCGTAGCCGCTTGTAGATGTTCTCGAAGATAGGCGTCGGCTCTTCGAAGAGCTGCGTCTGCTGTGATGCCTTAATGATGGCGCCGACCTCCTCAGCGCTCAGGACGAGAAGGATCCCGCCGTCGTTGGTGCTTGTGATTTTCATGACTTGAATGCGTTGTTTTTGGTTAGTGTCCAGAGCTCGTCTGTGACGTTTTTGAGTTTTGTCTTGTTCGTTGAGATGCTGCTCCCTTTTTGCAGGAGCTTGATGCGTAGCTGGCGCAGGTGTACGATACGCAGGACCTGTTCCGGTGTGTATGTGTTTGTCATAATAGGGTGTTGATTTCGTTCTCTACTTGTCGCCAGTACTCAGTCAGCTCATGACCGCAGTGCGCCTGCATCTGATCTACGAACATGAGCGCACACTGTCTGGCGGCTTCTGATTTGCTTCTCCGTCCTCGGATGCTGGCGTCCGGGACGACGTTGTTCAGGATGTCGTGGAACTCATCGAAGAGCTCAATCGCGTGATCTTTGGCTGTCATTTGTTACCTCCGTATGTTTCGTTGTAGAACTGCTGAGCGAAGCGTCTCTCGTATCCGTACAGGTTCGCATCCTGCACGTCCTCAGCTCCGCAGACGTAGGCATATTGGAGGCTGAACTCCTCGACCTTTTCGGCATCCTTGATGAGCTGGAAAATCTCCTCGGCTGTCAAGCTCTCGCGACGACTTCGAAGGAGCTGCGACTTCATCCATCCGGTCGCGCTCAATTTGGTGTTGTAGATGCGTCTCATATTTTGCACTCCTTCTCTTGTGGACGCCAGTCGACCTGATCCTTGTTGACGTTCGCCATGATTGTCTGCGATAAGATCCGAAGATGCTCCGGGCTGAGATTGTACTGCGTGTCGATGACGACCTCGTACTTGACGGCGCCGTTCGTGTGGCGCAGGAGTTCGAAGTTGTAGCTCGGCTGAGCCTCTTCCGATAGCATCAGCGTGATGACGCCACGGAAATACTCCGTGCGCATGTGGGGTTTTGTGTCGATTGTGATCATCTTATTGATTTTTGATAGATTTGATTTTTTGCTTGTATACCTTGACCAGCTCCTTGATCTCGTCCACAGTAAGCGAGAGGCGTCCATTTTTTGCCGCATGCAGTTCGTCGGTTGCTTGCTTACCGATGCGGGTCAGAAGACGCTCGCCGTACTCGATGAGGTTGCCGTGTTTGTGCTGGTTGCACTCGACACACTGGCCGTGAACGTTTCGCTCATCGAATCGGAGGTTCGGATATGATCCGACGCTGTAAAAGTGACCAGCGTCATATTTGCCCTTGAGCGGGCGCTCGCAGCTGATGCAGAGCGTCCCCTTGTCGCGTTCTCTTATATAAGAGTTGAAGACTATCTGCAGCTCCTTGAGATGCTCCTGTCTGGTCTTGATCCGTTCGCGCATCTCTTGGATCTTGAGGTGGTCGTTTTTCGCCTTGATAGCCTTCGAATGAAGCAAGATACAGCTCACCGTCGTACAGGTCACCTGCAGTGTGCTGATTGTAGGCGTGAACGGCTTCTTGCATATTTTGCAGCGCTTGCTCTTGGTCTGGTTCATTATATTAATCCTCTATTATATTGACGAGGTTCATCACGTGCTTAGGTACGCGGGTCAGCTGGCGTCTGTGATGCTTCCAGTCTGTCGTCACGTGTCCGATTTTTTTGGCTGAGTATATGACATGGAAGAGCTCATTCCTTGAGTTGATCACGTCATAGCTGCCGTCGCTGTTCTTGTAGACTTTCATAGCTTAAAAAGGTAAGGGTTCGTGTTGTGTGTGATTATTATATTCGATGTAGCGCATCACGCTCGGCAAAAAGCGCATCCGAGCGATGCCTGTGGATCCGTTTCGCTGTTTGGCGACGATGTACTCGCCGACTCCCTCCATGCTCGTCCCGGCTTCGTCTGTCTTGACTCCGTAATACTCGGGACGGTATAAAAAGACGACGATGTCGGCATCCTGTTCGAGGCTTCCAGACTCTCGAAGATCCGAGAGCATGGGCCGTTTCTCTGCGCGAGCTTCCACGCCGCGAGATAATTGACTCAAGGCGACGACCGGAACGTCGCACTCCTTCGCGATGAGCTTGAGATTTCGGCTGATCGTGCTGATCTCCTGCTCTCGGTTCTGTCCTGCCTTGCGCGTTCCGGATCCGAGCAGCTGGACGTAGTCGACGTAGACGATGCCGACCTTGTGCTTGTCGACCATAGCCTTCACGCGAGTGCGTAAATCGAAGACAGACAGGCCAGCGGTGTCGTCGATGTATATCGGCAGCGTGTTGAGATAGTCCTTTTTCATTTGAAAAGTGCGCAGCTCGTTCGTCTCGAGCTTGTACTTCATGAGCTTCGAGCCGTCGATACCGGTGAGCATCGACATCAGTCGCAGGATGACTTGAGCGCTCGACATCTCGAGGCTAAAAAACGCGACCGGGACACCACGCGCGGCCATCGATAGCATCTCACTGATCGCCATCGCTGTCTTGCCCATACCGGGACGTCCTGCCATGTACAGGAGGTCGCTCTTCTGGTGTCCTCCGATGAGCCTGTCGACCGAAGCGATGCCTGTGGTGAAGCCACTGACGCCAGTGGTGGAGGTTTCCCGTGAAATCACAGACTCCGCCACCTTCTCAGTGAGCTCGCTGACATGTGAGATTGTGGTCTTGACTGATTTGCTGAATATTTGCGACATCTGAGTTGTGAAGCGGTCGTAGATCTCGAAGACGTCCGCGCTAGCGTCGTAGCTTGTCTCGTTCACCTGCGCACTGATCCGAGCGAACTCTCGCTTCATGTAGTGCTCACTGATGAAGAGACACCACTGTTCGAGGTTTGCGGTCGATGCGACGCGGTTGGTGAGTCCTGCGATATATGCGGGACCTCCTGCTTGATCGAGCAGGCGCTTTTTGCGCACCGCTTGCGTGACGGTCAGGATGTCGATCGGTGTGCTCATCACGTACAGCTCAGCCATGACCTCGAATATCGTCGCGTTTTTTGGGTCATAGAAGCGCTCCGGAGCGATCAGCGCCATGACAGATGTCATAGCCTTCCCGTCGAGCAGGATCGCGCCGAGAACGAGCTGCTCGAGCTCTGTGTCATGTGATGGGACTCTTGTGATCATACCGGTCGATAGTTCTCTGGTGAGGTGTATATGGTCGGAACTGTTCCTGCTCTTGGATTGTAGGGTTGAGGCTCTTGATGCTTGTGCTCATCTTTGAACCATACGCCGCGCATCTTCTGTTTCCATGCTCGCACTGGTTCGCCCCTTGAGTCTCGCCAGTTCGCGTCGGCATAATATCGGAAGGCCTTGGTCGCGATTTCGATGCTGTAGCCGTTCTCCTTGAAAAAGATCTGGACCTCTTCGAGTGTGGGAGCTGGTGCAGGTGCGGAGCGCTTGCCCTTTACATTCTCATTTAGATTTACATTTACATTATCATTAGCTTCTGCTTTGCTTCTGCTTTGCTTCTCGTTCGCTTCCGTTTCGCTTCTATTTTGCTTCTCTTTTGCTTTGAGCTTGCTTCCATCTTGCTTTTTGCCGTTGGTGTAGCGCTTGATGTTCGCGTCCAGTTGTGGACGTATCAACGTGAAGACTGTCTTCGCGATACCGGTGAGCTCAGGCTCTCGAAAATTCAGAGAATACTCGCAGATCGCATTCCATACCTGCGCTTGTTGCTCAGGCTGCAGGTCGATGATGGCTTCGTAAAATGAGCGGTAGATGATAAAGGAATCACGCATGGGAAAAAATAACCCCGACGCGCGCGAAGGCGTACCCAGAGGACCGAACGGTCAATGGCATCACGGCGTCGAGGTGTATTTTTGTATTTTTCATAGGTACGCGATGCAATTATAGGTTCCTCCCGTCCATGTTTGACCATGACTTTTCAACATTGCCCGTCCACTCATGAACATAGCGCTGCTTCCAGACGTTCGCGCGTTCCATGCGCTCGCAGAGTAAATTCAAGGCGACGACATCAGCCTCGATGCGTGCATAGTGAAGACGACGGTGCTCCGGTTGTCTTGGGTCGTAGCTGGCGAAGTATGCGGAGGTCGTCTGATGGATCAGCATGTTCATCTGAACTTGCCAGAAGTAGTCCTCGTTTATGTCTCGCAGGGTCTCGCCACCGGTGACGCGGGAGTGCATGAAGTGCGTCACGCTATTGAATGGGCACTTGATCTCCACGATGAGCAGCGGATCCATCTCGCGGTCGTATATGATCGCATCAGCTGAGCAGCCAGCGTAGTCGTTCCACAGTTTGAACGGTGGCTTCATGACCATGCGCACCTCGCCGCGTGACTCAAACTCGAGACGCTTGTGCAGCTCTTTGAGTGCATGCTCTTCCCACTCGTTTCCCCAGTCAATCGCGCGACCGTATGCGTCCTCCTGTGACTCACCTGTGACGATCTCCATGGCCTTCTGGATGACGTACTTCTCGGCGGCCTGCGATAGCTTCCCGGCATCACGGTCAGCCTTGGCTCTTGGTTCGCTCATCAGATTATGAACTGTGGAGGCGGTGAACTTGCCGAGGCGGATTTTGTCCCACGCCTCAGATTGTTGACGGATCTCCTGCGCATGCTGGAGGACGTCGGCGGTATATTTATTCATTCGGTTTTTTGTTTAAGAGGTTCTCGATGTGGGCCTTCTGTTCTGGTGTGATGAGCTCCGCGAGCTCTTCCATCGCTTGACGGATCTCGAACTCATCCTCTCCCTTCTGGATGCTCTGCTCGATCAACGTCATCGTGTGCTCTGGCAGCTTCGCGATGGCGACATCCTTGCGCGTGATCTTGTATGGCTTGTACGTGTCGCGGTTCTTTCGGTTGAGATCGCGTCCGAAAACTTTGCCGAGGCTCTGCGCTGCGTTCTTGAGACATTCGGCCTTGAGTTTAGGGAAGGCCATGTCCAGAGCGTTCGGTTTCTTGTTAGCTGGCGACAAGGCCCACTGATTTCGAAGCTGCGGGTCGTCCTTGATCTGATCCGGTACACGGTCGACCATGATCACGACCGAAGCAGCACCAGTGCGTCGAATCTCGTAGCCAGTCACCGGATGAACGACGACCAGCTCAAGCGTACCCTGCACCTCGTTCGCGATAGTTTGCCACCGGAAGCCCTCGGTCTTCCACTGACCGAAGAACATCTCGTCGAGTGTCATCTCGATGTGACTGATGACGACGGTGCTGGCCTTCTTGTCTGGCGTGAGCTCGACCGACTCGAGCGCGGGTTCGGAGTTCAGACGTTGCTGGAACTTCTGCAGCGCGTCGATATTGAT